TTTGATTAATTAGTTGTTGAGCTCCCCATGGATTAACTCTATATGCATGAGCACCAGGAAAATATGGTTTAGATGTTAATTTGTTTGTTCCTAGAATTGGAGGAGAATTAAATTTTCCATATGAAGGTCTTCCAAAGCTTATACATCCAGTATAATTTATTTCTGGAATATAATCAACCAAAAAAGCATCGTGTTCAAATATAGTAACTTCTTCTTGAATCTCTGTACAATGCTTCCATAGAGACCAATGTGAGTAAAAGGCAGCCATACAATTATCTAATCTAGAATATTTTTCTATAAAACCTTCTTCTTTAATACCTGCATCGTAATATAATGCTGAGTTAATATCTGAAGGAATAGTAGCAGACCATTTATCTATTTTTAAATTTCTAAACTTTCCAGATTCAATACACCTCTCTGCAGATTTAACTGAGCGAGGATTAGTCATTATAGTTATTACATAATGTTTCATTGTGTAGTTGTACTTCTCAAATTTTGAATAGTTGTATAGAATTTACGTGTAACATATAGATTAGGCACAAGCTGTTTACACATAATGGCATCATTAGGCCATAATCCGTACTCTTCTACAAGTTTGAGCATCTTTATTGCTCCTGACGGCTTAATTATATATGCTGAATTTCCAGCAAGACCTTGAGGCACTTTTAGATCATCAATATATGGAGCAGGCTGGAACATATATTGGTTGTTAATAATTTTCTGGTAATACATACTAGCTTTACGCGTACATCCTAAAGGATTGTTAATACCTATAATATCTGCTCTTACTTTATCAAGTCTATCTGCTGTTAAGTCCATTTTATAGTTAAAACAAGCATCGTGTTCTAATATAAGAATAGGTTCATCCATACAAGACGCTTTTTGCCATAATGTGAAATGACTTAGTGCTGCAGCTATTCTAGACTTAGGATTTGCTGTTACATATGCTCTTTTAACGAGTCCAGAAGCAAAATCTACTATCTCTCCTGACCACGGATAATTCCATTTCAGTTTATACATATCAAGTAGTTTATCTACATCCTTAGGAACTACTGCATCAAAGCGATTTATCTCAAAATCATTTTTTACTTTAAAGGAACTAGTTAGTAACCCGTTGAAACCGTGTTCAGAAATTTCGTGGTCTCTTATGACTATAGCATACGTTTTCATGCTATAAACTTTCTCCATGACTCATTCTTAGATTGGGCAATCTAAAGCTGAAGTATTCTGGTACGACATATTCAATATTAACTGAATTTGTATTGATATAATAATCCGATTGTTCCCATCCATGTTCAAGATGCGATAATAATCTTCGAGCGCCTTTGGGTGTGATTGCATATGCAGCGGTGCCTGGCATCATTAAACCACCTTCAAAGGTATTTTTCTTTGTGTAGACCAAAGGGGATTCCATATAGGTCTTTAGTCCAAAACCCCAATCAATTGCATCTACCTTAGGTCTCAGAGAATTAAATACCCGTTGTCTAAAGGCAGATGTAATATTTAAAATTAACAATTCATCAAATTTTATATTATCCCATGAACGAATGCAATGAGAATCATGTTCAATGATTGCAATAGGTTTATTTAATTTAAGACATTCCTGCCACAGTCTTACATGATTAAGAAAGCAGGATTTCTTGGTTTCATATCTTTCCTTTGTATCTAAATAGTGACCCACAGCTCTACTATTAGTCATAGGAGATAGAGCATATAATTTATTATCCCATTCTTCTAATGTGGATCTTTCGACCCCTTCAAATAACTCTGCATCAAATTTACCCCAACATGATTTCATACATGCTGAGGCATATTGTTTTGATTTCTCAGAACTCTTTACGTGTATTACAAAGGATTTCATTTTGTATTATCGATATGTTCTTTACGTTGTGTCTTTTTAATTACGGTATAACCAACTCTTTGGATATAATGATCCACAATAGTCCAGGTCTGATCTTCTTCGGTGATATACTTTGCAATGACAGGCAGAAGACCTCTTGAACCCTTAAAGTTTGCTGTATCATGAAACACTATGTACTTGTTAACATGACGAGCATGAATACGAAGTTCTTGTAACAAATGGTCGGGCTTATGCAGACTATCAATGTGAAGCATATCCACTTTATGAATAATCATATGATTAAGACTGTTACCTACAATATATTCGTAATCTAAATTATTCTCCTGAGCGTAGGTGTCAAATAAATGTTGGTAGGGTGTAAAGTACTTTGGCATAATATCCATACCGATAAGTTTCTTGGGATGTTGTAACATCATAGCAGCAAAGGTACCGCCTTGACATACTCCTATCTCCTTGATTGTTTCACATTCTTTAGCATATTTAATAATGGCTTTATGATGTTGAATATATTCTATTCCATGTGCACCAGCCTGCTGAGTCTTAATCTCCTCATAAAATTCTTCGAGATTTTTTACATGTGTCATATCTGGTTTTATCATTTTATAATTTCCATAAGTTGTTCTACGTTTTCGCCTTTATTAGGTAGCTTATCTTTTAAAAAGAAATGAATAAAATGACATTCTTTTATCTTATCCATTTCAATTCCAGTAAATAAACCATTCCAATGGAAAGATAGGTTCTTTACTTTCATCTTTTCTTCCTTGACCCACACATTTAACAATGTCTGATCTGTTGACCATTTCCATGCTCCCATACCATCAATAAAGGCTTTAAATTCTGGACGTCTTAAAAACTGCTGAGGAGTTTCACCTCTAAGATACTTCTCTATAGATTTATTAAGTACCATCATACCCATATTATAAAAGTCTGCTCCTCTACCTTTAGGATCTTTCCAATTAAAAAGTTTATTAATAGGAGACATTCCATACTGCATGCGAGAGTAGTTTGCTATCTTACGCTCATACTGAGGAGTGCATGGCATATCTCGTTCTAACACTCCAGCAAAATCATACTTTTCTTCTATCTCATCAAAAATATTCGGAGCTGTTTCTCTGATGTATATATCTGCATCTATAATAGCTACTTTATCATAAGACTTCAAGTATGCAAATGCATTTTCTTTTTCATAGATAGGTAAAAATCCTCCATACTTTTCATAAGACTCTCTACTTCTATTTGTAATAAAAGGGTCTGGTCTTATCATAAGAATAGGCTGGCGCTGACAGATATATTCTGCTCCTATACGGTTTGCATATTGTTTTACTGATGAGGTACAGGTGTCGTAAAGCTTAGAGCGTTTACCTGTATACACCTGATAAATTAGAGTTTTCATATTTTTTTACTTCATTAATAATTTCTTTAGCAATATTCATTGCATCTTCAAAGTTAGGTCTAAACCTATTACTGCGCATACCATATTTTGTAAACCATTCAAGGTTACTTATAGTGCCGTTAGTATCGTTTATTTTATAACTATTAACTAGCTCTTCCCACTGATATCTTAAATTTAAGAGCTCTGCTAGAGATTTAGGAGTATAACTGTCTTGGTTCATCATCAAAGTAATCATCTTCTAGTTGGATTTCACGTAGTAAAATTTGTTGGCGATCAAACTGATCTGTTTCACGAATTTTATTTTCTTTGTTTAGCGATTGTTTTTTGTTACGATCCTTTTTCTTGTTACGAGGATCGTACCGTTGAAACTTAGCCATTAAAAACCTCCCTGGCCATACTCTCTAGTGTTTTCAATTGCAGAGATTAATTCGTTATAACCTCCAATGTAATTACCATTCCACCATATCTGTGGAACAGTTTTAATATCTATAGATTCTTTGAGAGCTAGTTCTCTAAGCTCATCTTTGTGAGCCTCTCCTACAAATCTATCATCTAAACTTTTATATGTATGATTTAGCCCATACTGGTTACAAACCTCTACCGCTCTGTCACACCAGTTACAGAAGTCTTTGCCAAATATTACTACGCCCATTTAATATCCTAACATTTCTTTAGTCATAATATAATCTCTAACGAAGTCACTTCTAACAATATCTTCCCAACCAAAGTTCACCATAGTAAAATTTCTTAGTTGTTCAACTATATTTAAAAACTTTACAATACCATCTCTATCATCTTGAAATTTGAAATCTGATTGTTTGTAATCTCCGCAAAAGATTATCTTACTATTCTTACCCACTCGTGTTATTATAGAATCTAATTCATGAAAAGTCAAGTTTTGCATCTCATCCACTAGCATGATACAATTATCAAATGTAGAACCTCTTATAAAAGAAGTTGACATAAATTCTATTTGCTTACAAGTAACCATTTTATTGTATGTAGAAACATCTCCAAAAAGTTCACTTGCTATTGCTTTGTATGGTAGTATATAAGCTTGTTCTTTTTCTTCTTTAGATCCTGGTAAATATCCCATATCCCTAGTTGGTACCATTGATCTTATAATAAAAAGTTTATCAAATTCTGTTTCTTTATCTAAAACATCTTCTAAAGCAAGATACATTCCAATAAAGGTTTTACCTGTTCCTGCAGATCCTGTTAATACTAAATTGTCTCCATCATCCCATGCTTGATATATAGTTTCTTGATTTTTTGTTACTGGTTCAAATTGAAGAAGATCATCCAATCGAACCGTCATAGAATTGTTTCCAGATTTTCGTGTTTTCATTATACGTTAATGGTATTATTCTTTGCTGAACCAGCTTTTATTTTTTTAAGGGTATCTTTCCAACCATCAGAAGTTTTACTTAAAGTGCTGCCAGATTGAGACACAATTTTAGGGGAAATTATTTTTTGTTTAAATTTACCGTCTTTAAGAAATTCTTCTCTTTCTGATAAACTCATAACCGAAGTTACTTCTTCGTTAGTTTCTACATTAATAAAGGTGTATGTTGGCATAATTGTGAGGGGGGGACCAGCCCCCCTGTCCTTTCTATGAAGCTGCTATTAATCTTGATTCTAAAAATTTTTGTTTACGTTTGAGTTTCGATACTAAATCTATGTTACCCTTCTTTTTAACTTTTTTAATATAATTTGTTAATTCTACCAAATCGTTACTAAGTCTGTCAAATTGGATTTTACTCAAATCGTTCTCCTTATTTTTTATTATTTCACGATCAAATTTGGAAATGCCTCCTCAACTAACTTTTTGGAGACACCCTTAATGCTTTTCTTGTTAATCATTCCAAGCATTAACTCTGCGTCTTTTGGATGTACCGTTTCTATAATATCAAGAAAAATTTTCTCACGCTTTACAGCAGGCATTCTATCTCCAATGAGACCTTTTACGAAGTATTCAAACTTCTTATTATGCTGCGTAAGGCTTGATGGATGAGTTTGCTCATCAGCTGGATCATATGGAGGTTTTCCTCCTGGAAGATTCCATTGAATAGCGTCATCATATGTGCCTCTTAAAACATCTTTAAGAGCCCAGTTATGATTATATTGCCTAAGAATATTAATCTTATCTTCTCGCTTATTAGCTGTGGCGACTTTTTCTATAATTTCATAAACCATTAAAGTAACTTGATTCACCATACTATATAAAGTCCTTTATATCTTCTAATAATCTACGACAACGCTTTTCAACAAGATACGGAAACACTTTACTTTTGTTGTGCCACCTATCTTGATTCTCATAGCTCTCATAGTTATATATAATTTTCTCTTTTAGAGGCTCTGGGGTTTCAGATAAATCTATCAACTTTTTATTACGCTGATAGTTACGATAAACTTCTTCTCCCATACTCTTAGGATCATTAATTAGTTGATCAACTACTGCTTGTCTCAGAGGTGTTTGTCTCACTCCTTCAACAAATACATTATCACCTGAAAGTACATTAGGTATACCATCTGCTGTATCACCTTTCAACACCAGTTCCATAAGTTGTTTACGAGGAGTTGATTCTTTAATATATTTGCGAGTTATAGGGGAATACTGATATATGTTTTTATACTTTTGCAGCTGCGCAAAGTCTTTATCTCCTGATATAATCATTACATCTTGACCTCGACCAAACTCTTGAGTATCTTCACAAAGTACACCGATAATATCATCAGCTTCTACTTCATCTACTTCTACCACTTTATATGGAAAATTTTCTTTAAGCTCTTCTTTTACCATATTTACAATGCGAAAAACTTCATTCCAATCCATCTTAGATTCTTTACGAGCGTCTTTACGCTTGTGTTTGTACTGAGGGTAAACATCCTTACGCCAGTTCTTAGAACCATCTATACACAAA